CCGGCTACAAATAAGCTGGGATGTTTTGCCTGTGCTGTATTTGCTTCTATTTGACCTTTAGCGAGTTCCTGAGCGTGACGGGAGGCAAGAGTGGCTAAGTCATGTGCCAATTTGTTCTTTTGATCTTTATCTTCAATAAACTTGCCAACAAGTTTACTTACTGGACCTATTAGTGCTGTTAGCATTGTTATCTCCTTTATTTATCTTATAATTTCATTTAATCCAAAAACCTCAAGCAACATAAAGGTAAAAAACAATAACAACACCCCACCTGCTATAAGTTTACCAGAAAAGTTTGTTGACCCTATGCGTATCGCTATAAACTCATTACCAAGTATCCGTAATATAAGTTCAAAACTATTTTCTCCTACTTTTAAATCTACAGGCTTTTTCTTGTCATCGGTCATTACCATAACCTCATGTTTTCATTCACAGTAACCAATTTACAAAAACAATCGTAGTTTTTTTCTTCGTCCCCTATTTTTATAGTTTGATTATCTAAAAATTTTTTAAAGTAATCACAATTCTTAACACTGGAAAAATGCAAAGTACCCGCAGGGTTGCCTGCTAAGTAACACATAAGTAGAAAGGCAGGTTTCATTTTTTATGAGAACCATTTTTGCTCATGAAGGCTGAAGCGCCCATGTAAGCACCCACAATTCCAGCACCACTAATATAGAAAAGATTACTAATATCAGAAAGAGCTTTGACCCTATCAATATCAACCACAAACATCGCAGCCGTAAAAACGCCCATACCAACCAAACTAGCCGTGGCCATTCTTCTTTGTGCTCTTTGCTTGCGTAAATCATGTTCAAGCTTTTTGATTTCAGTTACATGAGCAAGCTCTTCGTCAGAGACTACCCCGTCACCGTCCTCATCATACTCTTCATATGCAGAGTGTTTTTGAAGCTTTTTTTGCACTTATAACAAATCCTTAAAATAATTAGGATCTCCTTTAATCATTTCAACAGCTCCGCCGTCACCCATTTTCATAGGTTTTACTTTATCGCCGTGTCCTTGTTGTATTAAAAACTGTTCAAAACTCATAGTGTCTGAAGCTGGACCGTCAAAAAACTCTTCTCTTAACTCTTTCTCAGTTCTTGTATCGCCCTTTTTAGCCATCACTGACCTCCTTTTTGTCTCGCTTGTTGTTGTTTCATCATTTCACGCCTTTCCGCTGCATTTATTCTAGCGGCAGTTTGTTTCTCTTGACTATCAAGTCTCTTGTTAAACTGCTCGTCTCTCTGCTGTACCTTCTGCTGTTCCAGACCTAGCTTGGCTGCATCTATTTGTGCATCGTTCTGTTCGCCCTGCGCTCTGACCTGTAATTCCTTCTCTTTGAGCTGGACTAACGGATCTGGTCCCGGTGCTGACAGTTGTGCACTAAGTTGTTTAAGTTGTGTCATACCTTCTGCCACATATTGCGCTGTTCTCGCTTCTACATCTAGCATTTGCTCATCGCTCAACGCCTGACCCCCGCTGGTCTTTAACATTTCAAGCGCTGCTTTCTCTCTTGAACCAATTCGTACATGATCCATAATATGCTTTTGTAAAGACACAGCTATCTGCGGCGTGCCTGCAACAAGAGGCGTAGATCCAAAAACCATGTGAGACATTATGTGAGCATCGTGCTCTTGACCTTCAAAAGCTGTCAACGGTATCATGTCTAAAGCATCTATGTTCTCGGATGCCGGATCTTTTGGTGTTGCCTCCGGTTCAGGTGTTCTCTTTAATATTCTATCTATATCTCTTACACCCAAAGCCTCATACATATCTCTAAAAACTTCATACATATTGTGCATTTCAGGAGCCGCTGATGCAAGTTGCATCTTAGTTTGCGCCATGGCTATTCTTTGAGATTGTGAAAATACATTTGGATTTGATACAGGTAATACGTCTACCCTGTCATCAAAGTCCTGCTTTTTTACAGATCCGTCCGCACCCGCTATAGAATAAGGATACTCGTCTGGTAAAAACTCAGACATGACCATGGATAACAACTTAAACTCTAATCTCATCGCATAATGAAGTCTTTTATGGACAGCCGACATAACACGACTTCCCTGTTCAAGCATAGCTATCGTAGTCCCTACCGCTGCCTGCTGGTTGCCATCGCCTACCTTCATATCCGTAATCGTAGCGAATCGCCGTCCAGCATCAACTACAAAGCCAAGTAACGCCATCAAAGTCTGGTCTGGACCCCTGAATGGTAACGACATTAAACTTGCTTTTATGTCTCCGCCCGGTGCATCTACATCCCTAAACTCTCCCGGCTGTAACGGCTCGTCATCGTCCCTGATCCGTAGACCGCGGGCCTTGAAGCCTGCTGGAAGGTTAGATAAGGTGCCTGCATCTATCAACTGTCTTAATGCAGCTGTCGCGGTTCTTGATAAACCACCTATTGTATGTATGAGCCCTAGCCCGTAAAACCCGAAACCCGGAAGAAACTTATAATGTACAAAATATTGTATCTTTTTCTTCTTTTCGTCATCCTCTCTATAGTTTCTACGAATAGATAAAATTTGACCGTTATCTTGTGAGATAGTCACAACGTAAGGTACCTTAATACCTGTTGCTTCTCCCTCTTCATCAGTTTCTTCAAAACCATCCAAATCTAAATCTACATGACACTCAAGCAAAGTGCAGTCGTAATCAATGTTTGAAGGATACATACCGTCTATGCGCTCTATCTCTTCTTTTACACTAGAGTTTTCCCCTTGGGCTGGAATAACGTCAATGTCCCTGTAAAAGCCCGATAGTTGCCTCTTCTTCAAATCATTAAGGCTCATCTTCACAACATGGGTTATGTTCGGACAAGTTTCTAAATCTGATGTGCTGTACGGCACAACTAAATCTTCAGCCGGTATAAACTTACTTACAGCTCTGTCTAAGTTCTCATCATAATATACTTTTTTAAAGGTTGACCCGGCAAGCGGCAAATAAAACAACATCTGGTCAAACTCTGGTGTATATTCTTCCATAACCGAAGTTATATAATAATTCATAAACTCTTTAACTCTTTGAGCTTGATCTTCTTTTTCAGGAGTGCTTGTTCCCATAACTAAAGTTCTAACAGGGCCGCTAGGCGGTAAGAGCTCATTAAAAGCCTGTGCCTGAAACTGTGTAGCACTTTCTGCGAGTAAAGGGTGAGTAACTCCACTGGCACCTCTGAAGGGCTGTGCTCTTTCTTCGTAACTAAAACCTAATAATTCCAAGCCGTTAGCAAAAGCATCTTCCCACTCTTGCCTACTGCTCTTATTCTCTTCAAACTCTCCTGTCAATTCACCAGAAATACGACCTAAGTCTGTATCAGACATATCCTCGGCTAAGTTGGCATAGAAATCCTGATTTATAGGCTTCTCTACTCTTGGATCAAAATCAACGACCACACTGCCGTCCTCTTCCGGTATGACTTCAATATCCATATCAGAGGACATCTCCTCAGTGTCTATACCTTCAGGAACCTCTACGTCCATTTCAGCTTTAAGATCCTCTTCGTTTAATTGTGACGGAACCTTGTCCATCATACTTGGTTTTTCTGCCATTCAAGTCTCCTTCCGAGAACTATACCACATATTTAATAAAAGGTTCAATACCTTGTGTCCCGCGGTACATATTAACAGCTTTGTCTTTCATTTCAACTACCCCGCCTTCGGCCTTCATGAAGTCCGGATCGTCAGCTGCTGCTGGGTCCTTCTTGGCAAACGGGCTTTGCAAAACCTTCGGCTTGCCTTTGGGTCGGTCTACCAGCATGATGTATGAAAGGTTTTTTGTATCCTCAACAGCGTTTAAATAAGGAATATGTGTATATCCCTCTTCAGCTAAATCTTTAGCAAATTTTCTCATAAACATTTTAACGTCCCCAATATCTACATCTGGATCTTCAGATAAGATATCATCTGCTGTAAAGTTCTTTCCTCTTGCCTCGCTATATTTTTCTGCCTGAAACTCCATCAATTGATTTTCAGTAAAAGGTTTTTTTGTGTCAGGGTTTAAAAGAGGTTTACTTAGGTCAGCCTTCAAAGGTATCGAACCGCCAAGCGTTTTTCTAGGTATTGGCATATTAAATTTATTATAGCCTACATTTCCAGTTACAAGCGGAACTTCTAATTCACCTGATCTAAGCATATTATCAATAGCTTGGTCTCTATCTACGTCTAGCTCCTGCATTTTCTTTCTAATTTTTAATCGAGAACCAACGCCAAAAGTTTCATCTAGAAACCTGTCTTGTGCTGCTTTTGGTGTTGACCCAACATGAGGACCTAAATCAAACCAAGACAATCTTTTTGTATCAAACTTAGTAAAACCGGGGTCCGTGTTTTTAGAAAAATGATACACAGGTGT